AAAGTATCATGAAAATAATTGACAATTTTTTGCCTGTTAGTGCAGCAGAAGACATAGAAACTACAATGACTGGGGAAGGATTTCCTTGGTATTATGTTTCTGATGTAACTAGAGAACGCCGAGTTGAGGGAGCATACTCTCAACCAGGGTTTCATCATACGCCATTCATGAACTATAGACCCCAGTCACCTTTTCATGATTACTTTAAAATGCTGGCAATGTCAATTAAAGATGCAATTGGTCACGATGGTGATCTACATTTGTTTAGAATTAGAGCAGGATTGAATATTGCAAATTCTAATAGCAATAAAGACTGGAAACAAGAATATAATTTTCCACATGTAGATCAAAATTCTGATTTTGTTACTTGTAAATCATATACCTGTTTGTATTATGTAAATGAAAGTGATGGTGATACTTTTATTTTTGATCAAACTGAAGAATCAAAGAACTATACTACACGTCATAGAGTAACTCCACATAAAAATAGAGTTATGATTTTTGATGGAGAGCAATATCATGCTAGTTCTTCTCCAGTAGTAAATGATGTACGTATAGCAATTACATTTAATTTTCATGCAGAAAAAGTTATTTGATCTAAAGAACACTTTAAAGTTAAATGATGGTCATAGAATTTGCCGTGATTTTCTCCCAGATGCAAAATCATATTTAACTTGGCATGATGTAGAGTATGCGCTCAACAGTGGAAAATATTATACAGATATTATATCTGATGGTCGCCATGTAGATGTAGATGTATCCAAATATTTTTGGCATGATCACCGTAGTCAAAACAAAGAACAATTGTTTGATCTTATCAATAACGGACATACGTTTTCTATTACATGTTTTTCTTTGTATAACAAATTGATTAGTAATCTAGTCAATGATATAGAAACCATTTTTCCTGTTATGTGTGATGTCCATGTTTATGGTGGGATTGGGAGAAAGGGATCATTCTTTCCTCACATAGACATACCATCAAATTTTATAATTCAAATAGAAGGTACTACAGTATGGAGATTGTATGATAACACTGCATCTGATCTCCTACTTCAAGAAGAAATTAATAATACTTTTGATCCAAGTACTTTAACAGTAGAGCATGAAGTTGAATTGTCACCAGGAGATATGTTGTATATTCCTGCAAGAAAATTTCATGCAGCATTCCCAGAAGGTAAAAGACTATCACTTAGTATACCTTGTAGATCATTAAAATATAATACTGAAGGATCTAAAAAATTGGACCGAGCATATTACAATGTTAATTAAACCGTTTGCAGTTAAAAATTTTATATCAGAAGATGTGTGTAAAGTAATGGCAACTGAGTTTGCTATTATGCGAGACACTATGAAAGTTCTTGATGGTCCAGGTTTTGACAACATTGAAAATAGTTTTTCATGGTACTCACCAATATGTTTTGAGACTCTATCTACTATTATTAAACCAAAGGTTGAACAATTAGTAAATAAAAAATTACATCCTTCTTATTCATATGGAAGAATATACAATAAAGGAAGCATCTTAACTAGACATCTTGATAGAAAAAGTTCTGAACTTACTGTCAGTATATGTTTAAAAAAAGATATACCTTGGCCACTTAATTGGGAATGGGAAGAAAAGACTTTATCACTTGATTCTGAACCAAGAGGTGCTGTAATTGGATGTGGTTCTGCTACTCCTCACTGGAGAACTTTATATGAAGGAACTGAACACATCCAAGCATTCATGCAGTATGTTATAGTAGGAGGTGAGTATGATTATTTAAAATATGATACTCGACCATGTATCGGTTCTCCCTACGAACTGGTAGATAACATTGTTAGAAACGAAGATAAATAGTACGTAGATTGAGGTTATTATGTCTGATGAACCATTGAAACTTGAATTTTCTGATCCAGGTAGTGCAGCAGTAGATGTAAAAACTACTGAGGAACTTCTTACATTTGAATATGTTTGGGAAAATTTTGTTGCTCAACTGAATAATGCTAGAGCAACCCTAGAAGAAAAAAACACAGAGATCAATGAGCAAATGAATACGATGACACGTATTGATTTGAAAGAATTCAATGATCTAAAAGTTGTGGTAACTAAACTAGAAGCAGGTCTAGAAGCTTTGGATTTAATCAGAACTAAAGTCTGCGGAGAAAAATCACTTATTAATTTTGAAGAATAATTATGGATACTCAAGAACTTAAGAAAAATTTTGATGATCAAATTTCTAAGACTGATCAACAAATTAGAGAACTGGAAGATAGTCTAGTTAAAGCAAAAGAATATAAACTTAAACTAGAAGGTGGGTTGGAAACCCTAGCATTGCTAGAACCACCAGCCGAAGAAAAACCTGCTGAAGAAGCAGCAGAATAATAAAATTCCCTGCTTCCTAAATAGAAGTAGGGATTTTTTGTATCTAGGTGCATGGCTACACCAACAAGTAAAGCAGAACTAATTGCATATTGTGAACGCCAATTAGGTGCGCCTGTCCTGCAGATCAATATGGATGACGCCCAAAAGGACGACATCATTGATCAAGCATTGCAGTATTATCATGAATACCACTTTGATGGTATTGAAAGGATGTACTTAAAGCATAAATTTACTGAAGATGATGTAGATAGATTTACTGCTAAGCAAGACTCATCATCTGCGAATGGTGATGATTGGGAAAACAGTAATAACTATATTGAAGTTCCACCGTTAGTTATCGGTGTTCAGAAAATTTTTGGTGTTTCCTCTAGTTTCTTGAGGAATAACCTTTTTGGTATGAGCAATCAATACTATTTGATGGACCTGTTTTCTTTCTCATCAGGTTCGGCATTTAGTTTTGGTAATTTTGATCTGACAAATTACTATATGATCAAGCAACACTTCGAGACCATTGATATGGTCATGAATACTGGATCGTTAATTCAATATAGATTTAACAAAAATCAGGATCGTCTGTATCTTGATATGGATGCAACCAGAGTTGTAGAAGATCAATATCTTCTTATTGATTGCTGGCGCTATCTAGATCCAACCGTATTTACTCAAGTCTTTAATGACAGTTTTGTAAAACGATATGCTACTGCTTTAATGAAAAGGCAGTGGGGTCAGAATCTAATTAAATATAACAACGTACAACTTCCTGGTGGCATCACATTAAACGGACGCCAAATTTGGGAAGATGGAGATCGTGAAGTGAGAGAATTAGAATCTAGAATGATGACAGATTATTCACTTCCACCTATGGATATGATCGGATAAAATGCCTACTAGTCCTTACTTTCCAACTTACTACGGCGGTGACACTGGTGAACAGGGGTTGCTGCAAGATCTTGTGGACGAACAGATTAAACTGTTTGGCACGGATATCTATTACATGCCTAGAACTATCTTAAAAGATAATACTCTAAGTGATATTGTATACAGTAAGTACACGGATCAATTTCAAATTGAAATGATTCTACAAAACGTACAAGGTTTTGGATCTCCATCAGAATTTATCAGTAAATTTGGTTTAAGAATTACTGATGAAGTTAAATTTTCTGTATCTCAAAGACGTTGGGATAGCGAAGTAACAGAGCACAATCCTACATTAACTGTGGATGGTAGACCCAATGAAGGTGACCTACTATACTTCCCACTAACACAAGATCTCTATGAGATTAAATTTGTTGAAAGGGAAGATCCTTTTTATCAGTTAGGTAAGATCTATTACTATACAATGACTGCCGAGATCTATGAACTTGGTAATGATAATATTGAAACAGGTATTGCTGAAATTGATATCATCGAACAGATCTTTGATAATGCAATCAGACTGTTTATGGATCCTGGTGGTTCTGGAAATTTTGTTGTCGGAGAAGAAATTGTTGGTGATGAATTCTTAGCGAAAGCAGAAGCAACAATCGATAGTGGCGCAGTAAATTCAATTGTTCTAACTGATGGTGGTTCTCATTACAAAGTGGCCACTCCACCATCTGTAACTATTTCTGGAGGAGGTGGTACAGGTGCAACTGCTACTACAACGGTTAGCTCTACTGGTATTGTCAATGGCATTTCTATCACTAGTGGCGGTTCTGGGTACGTATCTGTCCCTACTGTCTCTATTGACTATTCACCTAAAGACAATAGAGCAGAAGTCAAATCATGGGACAGCGCAACCAGAGCTCTTGAAGTCCACAACAGAACAGGAACATTTACCACTGCTGAAGTAATTACTGGATTAACATCTGGTGCTCAGTGGAGTCCAGAAACGTTTGACACACTAAATAACGTCAGCAGCAACTACGATCAAAATAGACAGATCGAAGATAGTGCTGATGATATTGTCGATTGGTCTGAACGTAACCCATTCGGTGAAGCAGGTAATTTTACAGGTAGTATCTAATGTTAGGGTCACATTTTTACAACGAAATTATCCGCAAGAACATTGTTGGGTTTGGAACGTTATTCAACAACATCACATTAAAGAAAGTTGATCCTTCCGATGGTACTACCGTACTTGAAGTGGAGAAAGTTCCGCTGGCCTATGGACCTAAGCAAAAGTTTTTAACAAGAATAGAACAAAATCCAGATGTAGATCGCAAAGTTGCTATCACAGTGCCACGTCTATATTTTGAAATGACTGGTATTGGATATGATTCTCCTCGTAAGACATCACCTATTCAAAAGTATAGAACTATTGTACAGGACGATGGCACAGAAATAAAGGAGCAGTATGTACCTGTTCCTTATAACATTGATTTTGAACTTGGTATTATTGCTAAGTCTCAAGATGATGGACTACAAATTCTTGAGCAGATTTTACCATATTTTCAACCAGCATTTAATATTACTCTCAACATGATTCCTGACATGAATGAGAAAAAAGATGTTGCTATTGTTTTAAACAGTGTCAACTATGATGATGAATGGGATGACAGTTTTCTTGAGCGTAGATATATCACATGGACTTTATCTTTTACTGCTAAGTCTTATATCTACGGACCATTCGACCAAGCAAGTGTCATCAAAAAAGCAATTGTATACGAAGGTATCGGAGACAATGCAGTACAACACAGAAATACTAAAATCACATATACACCAAAAGCACTTGAAGATAAGAATAGTGATGGCGTCATTAATTCAGCAGACGATGCATTATTGACAGGTGGCGATGACTTTGGATTTAGCGAAGGAATTGAAATGCTATGAGTAAGTTTGAAGATAATATGGAAGATCTATTTGACATTGAAGTTGAAGCAACTGAAATTGAACCGTCAAAACCTAAACCTCCGAGAGAAGCAGATAAGGACGATCAAACAAAAGACTATGAGTTTACACGTGGTCAACTCTATAACTTGCTGAGCAAGGGACAGGAGGCGCTAGACGGGGCGTTAGAGGTTGCTCAGGAGTCAGGGCACCCTAGAGCGTATGAAGTTGCTGTGAACGCTATGAAGCAGGTTGCAGATGCTTCTGATAAACTTATAGATCTACAGAAGAAGATGAAGGATCTCGAAGCACCCACAAAGAACTCTGTCAATAACAAGACCACAAACAATTTATTTGTTGGTAGCACAGCAGACCTACAGAAAATGCTTAAACAAATAAATAAACAAGAAGAGTCAGGAGAGTAATGAACGTAGTAAAACTTTTGGGCGAAGCAACATTGCTCTCAGACACACCAGATAACATCGACTCTGGAGAAAGAATTCTTCTTCAGCATAATCATAATGGTGGTAACGCTCACCTAGTGACAGTCAAAAATGTTGGTGGTGATGTAATTGGTAGTGTATATGTTGCTCCTCATAGACCACTAGTAATCGACAAAGAAAGAACTGATACCATGGAAGTAGCAAGTAGTATTACTGATTTATATGCTACGTCAATATCTCACCAGGGGTAATAAAATTGTTAATCATGACTGAAAAGAAACCAATCAAAAAAGATTACGATGGACCACTGTATGCTCCGTGGTCTAAAGTAGTTGCTGGTAAGAAAGCATTTCAAGATAAGAACATAAAACGTAGCTGACTGATACAATTTATTTCACTACATACACTATAATGTTTGCAGTGGAATATTATCATGCTTGGCATATATGTAATCATCACTCTCATTATTCTCATGGTAGCGTATGCTGGCATTGAAGAAACTATGCGTCTATTTGCTTATGTTGATCTTGTGATCAGATATCAATGGATTAAATTTAGAATGTTCATGATGAGACGTAAATTAGAACAACAACTAATAAAGGATTTACCTGACTACAACAAACTAATAAAGGAATTAAAAGATGACCAACGATAAGGAACTGTCGGATCTCAAACTTGAGAGAAAAGAATGTCCTAAATGTGGTGCTATTTGGATTAACGGCAAACATGTGTTTAGTGGCACAGCCGCATCATACGATAGAAGTGAACTAGATCTTGCTGGATTGGTTTGCAACAAACTAGGTGACCATCAATGCATTAACCCATCAAAAGGAAAGGAAGGCGGAACTACTTGGGAATATCGTTCTGGTTTCATTGATGGTGCTACGAAAGCAAAGAGAGATGCTATGGGAGACTTGCGTGATAAATTTGATGAACTATAAATACTAGTAGTGAACTAGTTTTTTATGGCAACCGATCAGATTTATCTTGGCAATCCGCTACTAAAAAAAGCAAACGTCAAGATTGATTTTACGCCTGAACAGGTTAGAGAATTCATCAAGTGTAAGAACGATCCGATATATTTCACTAAGACTTATGTCCAGATCGTTTCACTTGATGAAGGTCTGGTGCCATTTAAAATGTGGGACTTCCAGGAAGAGTTGATTAGGAAGTTCCATGCAAATAGATTTAACATTGCAAAACTACCACGACAGACTGGTAAGTCAACTACTGTTGTGTCTTATCTTTTACACTATCTCATTTTTAACGATAGTGTTAACGTAGGTATTCTAGCAAACAAAGCATCAACAGCGCGAGATCTTTTAGCAAGATTAGCTACAGCATATGAGAATCTACCTAAGTGGATTCAGCAGGGCGTGGTAGTATGGAACAAAGGTAACATCGAGTTAGAGAATGGCAGTAAAATATTGGCAGCTTCTACATCTGCATCTGCTGTCCGAGGCATGTCGTTTAACATCATCTTTCTCGACGAGTTCGCTTTCGTCCCAAATCACATTGCTGACTCGTTCTTTGCCTCTGTTTATCCTACTATTACTTCTGGTAAATCAACGAAAGTAATTATCATTTCTACCCCACAGGGTATGAACCATTTCTATAAGATGTGGACAGATGCTGTTAATGGTAGAAACGACTACACATATCATGAAGTCCACTGGTCACAGGTTCCTGGAAGGGACGCTAAGTGGAAAGAAGAAACTATTAAGAACACATCTCAGCGTCAGTTCACGCAAGAATTTGAGTGTGAATTTCTGGGATCAGTTGACACGTTGATTTCTGCTGCTAAGCTTAGAGCTCTAACATTTGAAACTCCGATACATCAAAATAAAGGATTGGACATATATGAGAAACCAAAGGACAAGTCTGAATATCTTCTTACTGTTGATGTTAGCCGCGGTGTTGGGGGAGACTATTCTGCTTTTATTGTATTCGACATTACAACAGTTCCCTACCGCATAGTAGCAAAATATAGAAACAACGAAATTAAAGCAATGTTGTTTCCAAATATTATTAATGATGTTGCTAGATCATATAACAATGCTTGGGCAATGATTGAAGTCAATGACATTGGAGATCAGGTAGCATCTATTTTAAACTTTGATTTAGAATATCCTAACGTTCTAATGTGTGCTATGAGAGGACGTGCTGGTCAAATTGTTGGACAGGGATTCTCAGGTAACAAGACACAGTTAGGCGTTAAGATGAGTGTCACTGTCAAGAAAATTGGTTGTGCTAACCTCAAGCAAATTGTTGAGGACGATAAACTATTATTCAATGACTACGAAATTATATCAGAACTTACTACGTTCATCCAAAAGAAACAATCTTTTGAAGCTGACGAAGGTTTCCATGATGACCTAGTAATGTGTATGGTTATCTTTGCTTGGTTAGTTCAGCAAGAATACTTTAAAGAATTAACAGACAATGATATCCGAAAAAGAATTTATGATGATCAAAAAAATCAAATTGAACAAGACATGGCACCGTTTGGATTCATTACTACTGGACTAGAAGGTGATGAAGGATTCGTAGAAGAAGGATCTGTTTGGGAATACGGCGACAAACAAGAAGACGTTAGTTATATGTGGGATTACAGATAATGGATTTAGATGATCAATTTAAACTTGAACATCTACTCCTGAAAGAAAGGAAATGTAGGACATGCCATAAAACTAAAAGTTTGTTGGATGATTATTATTTGATAAGAAGGATACGTGGAGATCTACCGTCTTCATACTCATATGAATGCAAAGATTGCACAATAGAACGAGTGCTTAAATCTAGGCAAAAAGGTAGACCTATAAAAAATGACTATCCAGACTGGTAGTATGTTCATGCAGTGTTTCCCCACTTAAGAAGTTCAAAAATCTAAATAGTTTTAGATTAAATTTGGACATACCAAGGAGAAAAACATGGCAAGTCAAGTCTCGCCTGGAATTATCATTAGAGAGCGTGACCTTACCAATGCTGTCGTGACTGGTGTTCAGCAAATTCGTGCTGCTCACGTATCAACCTTCGCTAAAGGACCCGTTGGTGAAATTGTTAATATCAATTCACAAAAGGAACTAGTATCTGTTTTCGGTGAACCATCAGACGCTAACGCTGAAGACTGGATGGTTTCTAACGAATTCCTCAATTACGGTGGTCGCCTAGCGGTCGTCCGTGCTGACACAGGAGTTCTTAATGCAACCACTGGAGTCGCAGGAATCAAAATCAAAACAATTGCTGATTGGGACGCAGGCGCAGGCACAGGTGAAACCTTTGCTGCACGATCTGCAGGTTCTTTCGGCAACGGTCTCATGGGCGTTTTGGTTGATAGTGGTGCTGACTATATCGTCACCCTAGCATCTAACCCCGCAAACGTAACAGTCGCTGTTGGCGATGCTGTAGCATTTAGCGGTGGAATTACTGGTGTAGTTGTTAGTGGCACATGGGAAGCACTGGTAATCACTACATCAGGCACCATTACAACCTCAAGCACATTCACAGATGGTGGCAACACCATTGCACTATCTGCAGTTAAAGACTGGTATCTTAATACAGAAATCGGTTCCACTGGAATCAGACTTTCTGCAATTGGTCCTCGTCCTGGAACTTCTGAGTTCGCAGCTGCTAATGGAGTTACTGGTGATGAAATTCACTTTGCTGTAATCGATACTAGCGGAGCACTTACAGGAACTGCTAACACTATTGTTGAGAGACTTACATATCTTTCAAAACTAAGTGATGGCAAAAGTTCTGAACTTGCTAACATCTACTACAAGACCATTATCAACGAACAGTCTGCTTATCTGTTCCATGGTACTGATGTTAGTACCGATGCAAACATGACTGGTAATGCATGGGGATCTGCTTCCTCGGCAACTACTGGTGCCTTTGCAAGATCTGGTGCATTCAACGATCAGTTGGAGCATGGTGCTGATGATTATGCATACGATTCTGGTGAGTTTGGCGCAGGCATGGATCTGTTCCTAGACACAGAAGAAACTGAAATTGATTTCGTTCTCATGGGTGGTTCGCTTTCAACTGAAACCGAAACTAAAGCAAAAGCAACTAAAGTAGTTGCAATTGCTGCTAGCAGAAAAGATGCAATCGCATTTGTTTCTCCACACAAAGGCAATCAGGTTGTTGCTACTGGTAATGCTGCACTTACTTCTAGTCAGCAGAAAGAAAATACTCTGGCATTCTTCAGTGGAATGACATCTACTTCATACGCTGTTCTCGACAGTGGTTACAAGTACATGTATGACCGTTGGAATGACAAGTACCGTTACATTCCTTGCAATGGCGACGTTGCTGGTTTGTGTGTTTCTACATCTGCTTCTTTGGATGATTGGTATTCCCCCGCTGGTCTTAACCGTGGTGGTATTCTCAACGCTGTTAAACTTGCTTACAATCCTAACAAGGCAGACCGCGATGAGTTGTATCAAGCACGTATCAACCCAATCACATCCCTAAGAGGACAAGGCATCACCTTGTTTGGTGATAAGACTGCACTTTCATCTCCTTCCGCATTCGATCGTATCAATGTACGTCGTCTGTTTATCAACCTTGAGAAGAGAGCTCGCAGACTTGCTGAAGGCGTTCTGTTTGAACAGAATGATGCTACTACAAGAGCTGGTTTCAGCAGCGCACTTAATGCTTACCTTTCTGAGGTTCAGGCACGTAGAGGCGTTACTGACTACCTAGTTGTTTGTGACGAGTCAAACAACACTGCGGACGTTGTGGATCGCAACGAATTTGTTGCTGAAGTTTATGTAAAACCAACACGTTCTATTAACTACATCACAGTTACATTCACTGCTACGAAGACTGGAGTTAACTTCTCCGAAGTCGTAGGTCGCTGATTTCGATTCTTTCATAAACATCCAAGAGGTTAAAAGAAAACAATGGCAACTAAACTTAGTACATTTATTGAGGATATTGGGCAAGGCGTAAAGCCCAATATGTTTATCGTTGATATCGTATTCCCCACCGAAGTTTCTGGTGCGGATGGCGATGCTGATATGATCAACTTGCTCTGCAAATCTGCTGCTCTTCCTGCATCCAATCTGGGTGTAATCGAAGTTCCTTTCCGTGGAAGAACAGTCAAGATTGCTGGTGATCGCACGTTCGATACATGGACCGCAACCTTTGTCAACGACAAAGAAATGAAGATCCGTGGTTACTTCGAGCAGTGGTTGGAGCAAATCAACACCCACGAAACTAACAGCGCACCGCTGTTTACACCTAAGCTTTCTGATGGTTATGCACGTAACCTGAAGGTTAAGCAACTTGAGAAGAATGCTTCCGAGTCTGGTAGTGTTCTTAGAGAGTACGAACTGTTCTACGGTTTCCCAACTAACGTTTCTCAAATTGATCTTGCTTATGACAGCAATGATCAGATCGAAGAATTCACAGTTGAGTTCCAGTATTCTTACTGGAAAGTTAACAGTGGTACTACACAGAACGGTGTAAGTGGCATCAAGCAAGGTGTTGGCGATTCACGCCTGATTCAGAACTGATAAATAGATCTAGGAATAGGTTTATTTTAACTGATGAGTCAACTATTTGGTTTTATTATTAATCAGAAGGAGGAGCAGAAAGGTCAGTCCCCTGTTCCTCCTAATAATGATGCTTCTGTATCCACTGTAGCAGGTGGATATTTTGGTACGTATGTTGATCAATCAGGTGGGCAGAATTCAAGAAACGAATACGAACTCATTCGCAGATATCGTGACATGTCACTCCACCCAGAAGTGGATTCGGCAATCGATGAAATTGTGAATGAGTTTGTTGTTAATGATGGAGATGACAAACCAATTGAAATTAACTTAGCAAATCTTGAAGTTGGTGCAGGTGTAAAGACAAAGATCCGCAAAGAATTTGAACAGATTCTTCGCATGATGGATTTCAATACTAATGGTCATGAGATCATTCGTAATTGGTATGTGGATGGTAGAGCACACTATCACAAAGTAATTGATCTTGAGAATCCTAGAAAAGGTATTCTAGAATTGAGATATATTGATTCACTCAAGATTAGAAAAGTTAGACACAAATTAAAAGATACTAATCCCGACAAAAAAGAAGCAGAAAAAGGTTCTGCTTTGCAGTATGACTACGGCGATTATATCGAATTTTATATTTACAATCCCAAAGGATTTGCTGGCAACCTTCCTGCAGTTACTGGTTCGATGGACTGGACTAACCAAGAAGGTATCAAGATTGCGTCGGATGCTATTTCGCAATCTACATCAGGTCTTATGGATCTGAATAAAAAGATGAACTTGAGTTTCCTACACAAGGCAATCAAGTCACTTAATCAATTAAGAATGATTGAAGATAGTCTAGTTATCTACAGACTATCACGCGCACCAGAACGTAGAATCTTTTACATTGACGTTGGTAATCTTCCCAAGGTAAAAGCAGAGCAGTATCTACGTGATGTCATGGCACGTTATCGTAACAAACTTGTATACGATGGTCAGACTGGCGAGATCCGTGATGACAAAAAGCATATGAGTATGCTCGAAGATTTCTGGTTGCCTCGCCGTGAAGGTGGTCGTGGTACAGAAATCACAACTCTACCTGGTGGTCAGAATCTAGGTGAACTCAAGGACGTTGAGTATTTTAAAAAGAAACTATACAATTCTCTAAACCTACCACCTTCACGTCTTACAGATGATAACAAGGCATTCAACCTTGGTAAGTCTACAGAAATTCTACGCGATGAACTTAAGTTCACCAAATTTATTGGTCGTCTGCGTAAGCGTTTTTCTCAGTTGTTCCATGATATTATTAAGACTCAATTGATTCTTAAAGGTATCATCACTCCTGAAGATTGGGATGATATGGAGGAGCATATTCAATATGACTTCTTGTTTGACAATCATTTCCAGGAACTAAAAGAACAAGAAATGCAGATGCAACGCATTGCTCTTGCTACTCAGATGGATCCTTTCGTTGGTAAATATTTCTCTACAGAATATATCAGAAAGAAAGTTCTCATGCAAACCGAGAACGAATTCAAAGAAATTGGTAAGCAAATTCAATCTGATATTGATGCTGGTCTTGCTATTGATCCAGTACAAGTCAACATGCTTACAGACCTAGAGCAACAGAACCAAGCGTTTGCTCCTGAGTTGCAATCTGCGGAAGCTGATGCTGCTGCAGAAAGAGAAATGAAGAAACTATCTGCGGCACCTAAACCGCAACCAAATTCTTCTTCGTCTAAATAATCATATAAGTTAAATATATATCATATGGATTCTGAAGTATTGAACATCATTAATATGATTTCGGATAAGAAACGTGCGGATGCATTAGAAAAAATTGATGACATCCTATACGCTAAAGCATCCCAATCACTTGGCGACTATAAAAAAACAGTTGCAAATACTTTTTTTGATGAACCTACCGAAGTCGAAACACCCACAGAAGAATGAAACTAATTACAGAAAACATCGAAGAAGTTCAAGTTCTTGCGGAAGAAAAAGATGGTAAGAAGCACCTTTACATCGAAGGTGTCTTTTTACAATCCGAAATAAAAAACCGCAATGGTAGGATCTACCCTTTCTCTGTATTGGAGAAGGAAGTAGGTCGTTACAATGAGGAGTACGTCCAACCAGGTCGTGCTCTGGGTGAACTTGGTCATCCTGATGGTCCCACTGTCAATCTTGATAGGGTGTCTCATCGTATTATGTCTCTCAAAGCAGAAGGCACTAATTTCATTGGTAAAGCAAGAATCCTAGATACACCAATGGGTGCTATCGCAAAAAACCTTCTTGAGGAAGGCGTCAAACTTGGCGTTTCTTCTAGAGGCATGGGAAGTATCGACCGACAGGAAGGTGCTTCTTATGTTATGGATGATTTTATGTTGGCAACTGCTGCCGACATTGTAGCAGATCCTTCTGCACCTGATGCATTCGTTAATGGAATCATGGAAGGAAAGGAGTGGGTCTGGGACAACGGTATCCTCAAAGAGAAAGCAATCGCTGAGATGAAGCATTCGATTGATACCGCATCATCCAAAATCGAACTAGAAGAAAAGACTCTCAAAGCATTTGAGCGTTTACTCTCTGGTCTCTAATTTACTAAATTAATAAATAAACATAGAATAATTAACGAACATCGAGGAAACTCTAATGTCAGATATGCTTAACGAAAAGTTTGAGGAGTTTGCTAGTGAGCACGCTGCGGTTCTCTCCGAGGCAGGACAAGATCCTATGCCTACTGTGACCGCGGCTGTGCTTCCTGGTGACGCTGCTGCTTCAGGTCAATCACAAACAGCAGTAAATGCTAACGCTGCTGCTGGTGAAGGTGCTTCAGGTCATGCAGCGCCGCTGCAACCTAGCATTGCTATTGGTCAAACTGCACCTACAGAAATCAATGGTGTAACCACCACACCTCATGAACATGATGAGGATGGCGAGGAGAATCCTGGTGCTAAGGCAGCAGCTCCTATCGGCAGTGGTGTCAGTGGCGAACCTAATCGTGGCGCTAGCAACACCGATCTTCCTAATGGAACCGCACCTAAGTTTGGCGCGGAAATTGCTTATGGCACCAAGGAAGGTGGTAACGTAACGTACCCAATCGCTCCCAAATTTGAGGAAGTCGATATGAGTGCCGACGTTGCTGCACTGACAGAAGGTAGTGACCTATCCGAAGATTTTGCTGCTAAAGCAAAAACAATTTTTGAAGCTGCTGTACGTTCCAAACTCACCGAAGAGTGGGCAAAACTGGAAGAGCAGTATGCTGCACAACTAGCAGAGCAAGTCGAAGCTTCTAAAGCAGAACTTGCCGAAGAAGTTAATGGCACCATTAACTACGCTGTCACCAAGTGGCTTGAGGAAAATCAAGTTGCTGTTGATCGCGGTATCAAAAATGAGATCACCGAAGACTTCATCGTTGGTCTTAAGAACCTCTTTGAGGAGCACTATATTAATATCCCTGATGAGAAAGTTGACGTTCTCGAAGGTGTAACTGAAGATCTTTGTAAGATGGAAGCGCGTCTTGACGAACAGGTTAAGCGCAATATTGAACTTCAAAATCGTCTTAATGAGTCTGCAAGAAAAATCATCGTGAAAGAAATTTCCGAAGGTCTTGCTGACACTCAGAAAGAAAAGTTGGCATCTCTTGCCGAAGGTGTAGACTTCACCACTGATGAAGAATTCTCTAAGAAAGTAAGAACTATTAAGGAATCTTACTTTACTAAGGAGTCTGTAATCAAGGCAGAAGTTGCTGATGAAACCCCAGTAGAAGGTAGCGCAGATGATGTTTCGCCTGCAATGGCGCAATACATTAACGCTATGAACCGCTGGAATCAGTGATTCACTAAATAATTTTATCCACAATTCCTAACATTTAATCGGAGACCCAATGTTTAACGCAGAACATCTCCAGGAAAAGTGGTCACCTGTTCTCAATAACGAAGCAGCAAGTCCTATTGCTGATCGTTACAAGAAGGCAGTGACCTCCGTCCTCCTGGAAAACCAAGAACGCTTCCTACGCGAAGAGCGTGGAATGCTTAACGAAGTTTCAGTTAACAGCCTTGGCGCTGGTACTGTTTCTCCTGCTGGATCCGCTCTCGGATCTGCTAACACCGCTGGACTTGCAGGTTTCGACCCTGTACTGATCAGTCTTGTTCGCCGTGCAATGCCTAACTTGATGGCATATGACATCTGTGGCGTTCAACCCATGAGTGGTCCTACTGGACTTATCTTCGCAATGCGTTCACGCTACGAGAACCAAGCTGGCGAAGAAGCATTGTTCAACGAGCCTGACACTGGATTCACTGGTGGTTATGACGCTACAACTGGCGCATACACCCCTAGAACTGGCGCTGGCGTCGGTGGCGATTCTGAAGGTAACAACCCTGCACTTCTCAACGATTCCTCACCTGGAACCTACGAGACAGGCAGCAAGATGCCTCGCGAAGACCTGGAGCGCATGGGCGAATCTGGTCGTCTGTTCCGCGAAATGTCATTCAGCATTGAGAAGACTTCTGTGACTGCACAGTCCAGAGCTTTGAAAGCAGAATACACCCTGGAACTGGCACAAGACCTTAAGGCAATTCATGGTCTTGATGCTGAGCAAGAACTTGCTAACATCCTGACTAGTGAAGTTCTCGCAGAAATCAACCGTGAGGTTGTACGTCGCGTATATACCGTCGCTAAGAAAGGTGCTCAGAACAACGTTGCTAACGCTGGTATCTTTGACCTTGACGTTGACAGCAATGGTCGTTGGTCCGTTGAGAAATTCAAGGGTCTTCTGTTCCAAATTGAGCGCGATGCTAACGCAATTGCTCAAGAGACTCGTCGTGGCAAAGGCAACTTCCTCATCTGTTCTGCAGACGTTGCAAGTGCTCTAGCAATGGCAGGCGTACTTGACTACTCCTCTGGTCTTTCTGGTGCTGGTGGTCCTTCCATCGGTGAAGTCGATGATACTGGCAACCTTAGCGTTGGTACTATCAATGGTCGCATTAAGGTCTATGTTGATCCTTATGCTGCTAACCTCAGCGACAAGCACTACTATGTCATGGGTTACAAAGGTACTTCACCTTATGACGCAGGTCTATTCTACTGCCCATATGTACCCCTCCAGATGGTTCGCTCGATCGATCCTAACACCTTCCAGCCTAAGATTGGCTTCAAGACACGTTACGGCATGGTCAGCAATCCTTTCGTCACAACTAACGGAACCTACAACGGCACCCCTGACGGTGAGTCTCTCACCGCCAACGCCAACATGTACTACCGTCGCGTCCAGGTAACGAACCTGATGTGATCCAGTTGTAACATACAATTGTCAGGGACCTCTCACAGGGGTCCCTTTTTTATTAAATAGGTGTATGATGAAAATGACCTATGCCTAGAAGCACAATGTTGAAAACGGATATGCTGGCAAGACTATATAAATTGAAGACGGAACTCTACGAAAACGAGCAGCATGTGTCCAAGACTGGACAGTGGCAGGATGGTGCTCATTATGCCTATAATAAGGTACTTGATATTTTACAAGAATACAGACAATGAAAGATCTAGATTTTATTGATGACTTGATTGAGAATGACTGGAGACTATCACCCAAAAGATTTGAATACCGCAAAATGATTTTGGGTAGTATGATTCGTCAGGGAGTAAGTATTAAATCACATGTGTATGAATTTTGTGATCATGCAATTAGTCAAGGGTATGGAGAATCATACGTACACTTGAGTACAGAAAGCATTGAAAAAGCAGATACCTTCTTACAAAACCGCTATAAAGAATGGACTGACCACGTACTATAAATAGTATTGCTTGGGATGCTGACATACTATGCCTGCTAATTGGTATAAAGAACAACCTGTAAACCGCAACTATCTATCTCCTCTAGGATTCCAACTTAAATTGGAATTGTTTGAGGGGGTGGATTTTTTCTGTCAGTCGATAAATCTCCCAGAGATTAATATGCCTGTTACAGAAGTACCTACAAGGTTTAGATCTTTTCCTGTAACACCTGGTGGTGGAGTAACCTATGGAGATTTTAACCTTCAATTTATTATTGATGAGGAGATGGTTAATTACAAATCCATTCATAATTGGATTAGAAAAAATGGTGGAGCAGAAGGTCACTCTAGCGATGAAGTAGAATTTTCGGCAGGACAACTTCATGTCACTACTTCTAACTTCAACATCAATCACATTATTGATTTTGAAAGATTGATGCCTGTCAACTTAACTGGGATGACATTTGATGCTACGCAAACTGATCAAGATTATTTCACAGCACAAGTAATTTTTAAGTATACTAACTTTACTATCCGAGACAAAAACTTTAAATGAATTTTGAAAAACTACATCATAAATTTGAAAAAATTAAAGAACAATGGGCAGAAGATAGTTACGTAGAACATGAGTTTAAAAACAAACAGTATGTAACTGATCTAGGAAAAATCTCTATGGAGATTCCTTTTCAACATAACAAATATTTAAATTACTACAGCGATCTTTCGCAAATCAAAACTTCATTAGAATTTGAGTCACGCAAATTACTCCGAGAGAAACGTGAGTACTATGGTGGTGAAGCAGATGCTAAAACATATGCAGAGAAACCTTTCGGGAGTCATATAAAAACTGCTGATAAAATGAGAGTGTACATTGAATCAGATGATGACCTCATTAACGTAGAAGCAAAAATTAGATACATAGATCAAATCTTATTTTTCCTCGAACATGTTCTTAAGATGATTTCTCAAAGAAATTTTCATGTAAAGAATGCAATTGAATGGGAAAAGTTTATTAATGGAAACTAATGTCAGACATTGTTATTAAAAAGAAGAATGAGGTTTACGCCATTATCGTTGCGGAACCTCATGTTCATCATGAGTTGTCGGATTACTTCTCATTTGAATTACCAGAAGCAAAGTTTTTAAAAAGTCAACCGAGGTTTAGATATTGGGATGGAATGATTCATTTGTATTCTCCTGGCACTGGAGAATTATATGTCGGTCTTATAAAGCATTTAAAAGTTTGGGCAGCAGAAAGGAAGTACTCTATTTTATTTGAAAAAAATGAATGGTATGGTGATGTAGAAGAATCAAATGCTCTAGTGTCCCCTGCAGGCGTTGCAGCGTACATGAAGACCATATGTAAGTACAAACCCAGAGACTACCAGTACATGACGGTCTACAAGGCACTGAAGGACAATAGGGGTTTATTCTTATCACCTACTGGTTCAGGCAAATCATTAATGATCTATAGTATTGTTAGATACTATGTCGCGACAGGTAAAAAAATACTATTGATTGTTCCTACTACATCTCTAGTAGAACAGATGGTAAAAGATTTTAAAGACTATGGATGGAACGCTGAAGATTATTGTCACACCATTTATTCAGGCAAAGATAAGAATACTGATAAACCAGTTGTCATTTCTACCTGGCAATCAATCTATAAATTTCCCAAAAGATACTTCGATGACATTGACTGTGTTATCGGTGATGAAGCACATCTATTTAAGTCAAAGAGTCTGACAGGCATCATGACCAAGTTACACAACGCTAAGTATCGCTTTGGGTTCACAGGTACATTAGATGGTAGCAAGACTCACAAGTGGGTGTTAGAAGGTCTCTTCGGGGCGTGTGAGAAAGTCACCAAGACAGA